ACATGACTTAGAAAAAGCAATTCACTATTTAGAAAACGAACTACACCATGAAAAGAACCTTTATCTCAGAGCAAGCCAAGGAATTCCGTACAAAGTACAATCTCCAGTCTTCGAGGTCGAAAGACAAGCGTTCTTATCAGAAGAATCTGATCGTAGAGGAATTTAAAGAGTTCCTTGAAGCCGAGGGTATGTTGTTCAGAAAAAATGACACAATCGAATCGGAAGCTCTAAAAGAATTAGCTGATTTAATTTATGTATGCTACCAATATGCTGAGAATATGGGGTGGTTCTTAGATGAAGCACTAGATAGAGTACACCAAAGTAATATGTCCAAGCTCGGTGAGGACGGTAAACCAATATACCGAGAAGATGGAAAGGTTCTTAAAGGACCAAACTATAAACCACCCAGTCTTACAGATTTAATTTAATGACCGCAGAACTAATCTCCCGCACTGGTCGGGTCCAATCATGGTTGGATAACCCAGAATCTAGACTCCCAGTGAGCTGCACCGTGTTCGTCGTCGAAGACTCGATGGAAGGACCAGAGGGCATAGAAGCTAGCTGGAGGTTTGTGTCTCATGCATTAAGACATGGGGCAGGGTGTGCAGTACACCTTTCTAAACTGAGACCAAAAGGTCATGATAATGGCCGAGGCTTAACAGCTAGTGGTCCAGTTTCTTTCGCAAAAATTTACTCAACTTTAAATGAAACACTTAGAAGAGGTGGCGTCTATAAGAATGGGGCTGTTGTGGTCCACATGGATCTTGACCATCCCGATATTCTTGAGTTCGTGCAGCTTCCCCGTTCCGAAGCTCCCTGGATTAAGCGTACCGTCGATATCGACCCCCGAAGTTGGAACACCACTGATGCCAAAATTAAAGATGCCCTCCTCTATGGAATCAAATCAGGGGACATCTGGCTTAACAAAATAAAATACGATGACAAAGCTAGGAGAATTTTTGGAAACGTTTGCCTCGAAGTATACCTGCCCTCACGAGGAACATGTCTCTTGCAACATATTAATTTCGGTGCCTGTGAAGTCGGGAACATCAAAGATGCTTTCGTACAGGGCATGTCCGAGTTGTGCGAGCTCCATAGCACTACAGGTGTCGGCTCAACTGGAGAATATCTCCCCTCCGAAACGGACCGTCAAGTCGGCCTTGGATGCCTTGGACTAGCAAACTTATTAAGAAGATACAAGGTAAGTTATGAAGCCTTTGGTACTGCATTAGAAGAAATTAATGCAGGTAAACCAGCTCATGGAATCCCAGGTGAAATTGCTAAACAATTAAAACTTGGTATAGAAGCAGCTGCATCAGTAGCTCGTAGTCATAATATGGTACGAGCATTCGCTATTGCACCTACTGCTAGTTGTAGTTACAGAAGTAAAGATTTAGATGGTTACACATGTACTCCAGAGATAGCACCTCCTATAGCTCGTTCTGTAGAGAGAGACTCTGGTACATTTGGTGTAGAACACTATGATTATGGTAATGTAGAAATAGCTAGTGAAGTAGGTTGGGATGCATATAAGAAAGTAGCAGATGAGATAATGATAATGTTAGATAGCACAGGACTTCTTCACGGATACAGCTTTAACTCATGGAGTGATGTTGTAACCTACGATAGACAATTCGTGGAAGAGTGGTTAGTATCACCCCAAACCTCCTTATATTACAGCCTTCAAGTGATGGGAGACACACAAGATAAGACAGATGCGTATGCAGCATTAGATCAGAACGATGTTGAAGATTACTTGCAGGATATTCTCGGAAACGAGCCAGTCACCTGCGATTGTCAAGAATGATGAAAAAAGATCCTTATGAAAAATTACTTGGGAGAAAGCGAAAGTGGACTCCCGTACAAACTACAGCTGGCAAACTCAAAGAGGGTGCTGAAGAAACCATATTCCGTGCCCTTGCAATACGGCATATGGAGCTACCAGTTGGCTCATGGGTTACAGAAGCACTTGGAAAAGATGTTCCCAACTCTGCACGAGTATTGCTAGAATCAAATGTAAAAGACGAAGAGAACCATGACCTTGCTCTTGGGTATATTGCTAATTCAATTGGGGTTGACCCTACCGCTGAGTACGAAGCATTCAGACTCAGAGAGGCATGGGAACAACACCCCGACCACACCATATTAAAAGCCTTGGTAGCTGAACGTGCTATATTCTTTGTTTTACTTCCTTTCTTTCGTTTTTGTGGCGATGCTGGTCTCAGAACGGTATCAGCTGATATTTCCAGAGACGAACAAATACACGTGGCCTGCAATAGCCTTGTATGTCTCGATATGGGCTTATCTTGGAGTCAATCTCTGGATAAACTTAGGAAGGCCACCATTAACTGGGTATTCCAACCCCTAGGTATAAATACTACCGATAAATATTTGGACAAAAATTTTTGGCTGGATGCGAGTGATCGATTAATGTATGAAGGAAAGGCACCACAACTTTCTGACACACAGCGAGCACGTATGCCAGCTTTCTTTGAACACTCAAATGTCAATCTCCCTCAATACGCTTAAGCTCCACAACGAACGAGTTGATGAGCTTTTCAAAGAGGTCGAGGACCATTTCAAATGGAACCCCGTCCACCCAAAAGAACAAATCGAATCAATCATGTACCGTGCTGGTCAAGCCAGTGTGGTAGAATATATAAGAAACAAATTACAGGAGGAAGAATAAATGTGTTTTGGAGGAGGAGCTCCACCGGCACCACCAAGGATGAAACCTGCACCACCAATGAAATCGGCTGCACCTCCAGCTGCAATCCCAGCGGCTAGGGCTTTAAGAAAAGAGCAAGATGAAGAGATGGATGATAAGATTTCCACTCGTAGAAAAAAAGCTCTTGAAATTAAAAAGGTTCAAAAAGGAGTGAAAGAATTCGGTGCCATTGATCCTGCAAGTATGCCAGTTCAAACAGGTACTACTGCTACTGGTGTTACTAAACCACCAGCAACTTAGGAGGTAATGCTATGTGTCTCGGAGGATCAAGTACACCTCAATATGAAGAGCCTAAAAGAGAACCTTGGGTTAGTGATTATGTAGCACCCCCTGATACTGTTAATAATAAATTAGTATCACAAGGAGGAGATTATTCTCAAACTGCTACTAAAGATTTAGCACCCAAGAAAGGTACACTTAAAGTACAATCGTCAAAAAATACAGGACTCTATTAACTATGTGTATAGGAAATACAACAACACCAACAGCTACCAGTAATGTATACTGGAGAAGGCCAGAAGAATGGACAGCTCCTGGTGAGTCAGAGGCACCAACGGATATAGCCTCAACTACACCAGCAAAGAAGAGTGCTCTAAAAGCACCAACTAAAACAGCCCAGTCTAGTAAAACAACAGGCGGAACATACTAATGAAAGCACGTGATAGATACACACAACTAACCAGAGGTAGAACTCAGTTCCTTGATACCGCAGTTGAGTGTTCTAGATTAACGTTGCCCTATCTAGTACAAGATGATCTAAGCCAACGCCCAACACATCAAAAGTTACATACACCTTGGCAGTCAGTAGGAGCCAAGTCGGTTGTCAACTTAGCAGCCAAATTAATGTTGGCATTGCTACCACCACAGACAAGCTTCTTTAAACTACAGATCCAAGACAGTAAACTAGGTGTAGAATTCCCTCCTGAAATCAGAAGTGAAATGGATCTATCCTTTGCTAAAATGGAAAGGATGGTAATGGATTATATTAGTGCCTCAAATGATCGAGTGATTGTACATCAAGCTCTCAAACATTTGATTGTCTCTGGTAATGCACTTATATTTATGGGCAAAGATGGTCTGAAAAACTATCCCCTAAATCGTTTCGTAATTAATCGTGACGGTAACGGGAATGTTTGTGAGATCGTAACAAAGGAACTAATCAGTCGGAAGCTACTCGGTACAGATCTGCCAGCAGCTATGCCTAACTCCCCTGGGGATGATGGATACAAGACAGGATCTGATGATCAAGACGTAGAAGTGTATACTTACGTCCGACTCGATGAAAATGGTAGATGGATATGGCATCAGGAAGCATTAGATATGATACTTCCGAACAGTCGCAGCACGGCTCCCAAGAATAAATCTCCCTGGCTAGTATTGAGATTCAATACAGTGGACGGAGAAGATTACGGAAGGGGTCGAGTCGAGGAATTCCTTGGGGACATTAGATCCTTAGAAGGACTCTCCCAATCTCTCGTAGAGGGATCAGCTGCAGCTGCAAAGGTAGTCTTCCTTGTGTCTCCAAGTTCTACTACAAAACCAAAGACAATAGCTGATGCTGGTAACGGTGCAATCGTTCAGGGTAGACCTGATGATGTAGGTGTTATACAGGTTGGTAAGACTGCTGATTTTAGAACAGCACAGGAACAAATGATTAACTTAGAACGTAGGATTGGTGAAGCCTTCCTTGTTCTACAAGTTAGACAAAGTGAAAGGACAACAGCTGAAGAGGTACGCCTC